TCTATTCCTACGGTTCCACCACAGGTAGCGTTTACGCAGTTTCTTCCCTCTAATTTTATGCCTTACGACCCACAGACAGGCGAGTATATCCCCGATATGGGGCCAAGTTCGTCCAATGTTCCAAAATCCAATTCTTTTGGTTTTGACCCCGGCCAATCTACTCGTGACTATCTTGCAGGCGTAGCTAATCCAGAGACGCTTTCAGCCCTCCTTGGAGCCGAAGCTGCGGCACGTCCTCAGTTGGGTGCTCAGGGACTTAGAGACCTTAGCCAATTTCAGTCAGGCGCACCACAATTTAATGTTCAGGCGTTTCTCGCTGCTCGGCCCGACATCCTCAATAATTTCAACAATGCTAAGGATGACTATTCCAGAATGTATGGAGGTCTTGAGCAATATGCTAAGGCTGCTGCTGACGCCGAAGGGCTTACACCTAAGTTTACAACTACCCAAGGTGGTAGCCTCGATCTTCTAAAACAAGCTGCTGGTGTTACGAGTGGCATAGAGACGGCGGCAAATACCGCCCTACGAACAGCGGGAGCGGCGGATGTTGCTGCTTTGGCTCCTCAACTTGCAGCTACCTACAATCAGCTAAACCCAGAGATTCAAGCGAGCTTACAACGCGCTGAAGGTTTGAGTCGAGTTCCTGATGCCTACGCTCCAATGCGGACGGCGGCTTTTAACGCTCAACAATTTGGTGATCTTCAGTTCAATCCAGCCCAAGCCTCTTTGTTGGGTAGTGCTCCGCAAGTAGATTTAGGTGGATACAATGCCGCACAAGTTGGGGCTCAGAGTTACAATCCCACACAGGCTTCTGCACAGGGCTATAACGCGGCCCTAGCGCAGTCTCAGGGCTACAATGCCCAACAAGCCTCGGCTCAAGGATACAACGCTGCTCTATCCCAATCCCAAGGCTACAATGCCGCATTAGCTCAATCCCAAGGCTACAATGCTGCTCTAGCTCAATCTCAAGGCTATAACGCTCAACAAGCACAGTCTCAGGGCTACAATGCTGCTCTAGCCCAATCACAAGGCTATAACGCTCAACAAGCACAGTCGCAAGGCTACAATGCCGCTCTAGCTCAATCGCAAGGTTATGACGCTGCACAGGCCCAATCACGAGGCTATGACGCTGCTCTAGCTCAATCACGCGGCTACGATGCTGCACAGGCTCAATCGCAAGGCTATCAATCTCAAGGCTACACCCCACAAGGCTATCAAGCCGCTCTAGCTGGTGCTGGTATGCAGACGGAGGCTGAGCGTTTGGCCCGTGGTCAACTTGGCCAATCACTCTACGCTCAGGCTTTGCAAGCTGGACCTAGCCAAGCCGCTCAGCTCCTTGGTAGCCGTGCGGCAGAATTTGCCGCTAGCACAGGTCAACTTTCCCCCGAAGAACTGAGAAATATTCAGCAAGGCACCCGCGAAGCCTATGCTGCGCGTGGTATTGAGATGAGCAATCCAGCCATTGCTGCTGAGGCTGCGGCACGATCTGGAGCAATGCGTCAACGTCAGGCTGAAGACTTAGCCCAAGCTGCTGCTCTCAATCAGGCTTATACCCAAGACCTTTCCGCCAATCGTCAATTCGGCACAGGACTCTATGGGCAGGAAATTGGATTGCAGCAAGCCAACCAACAGGCCGCGCTTCAGGCTGCTCTTGCCAACCAACAAACAGGTCAAAACTTGTCTTTGGCCAACCTTCAAGCTACTAACCAAGCTGGTCAATTTACCGCTGGTTTGGGTGCTGAGGCTGCTCAGTTTGGTGCCAATGCAGCCAATCAAGCCGGTCAGTTTGCGGCTACTGCTGCAAATCAGGCTGCATTACAAAATGCTCAGTTGGCTTCTCAGGCTGGTCAATTTGGAGCCGGGGCATTTAACCAAGCTGCAATCCAAAACGCTCAGAATCTCTCTCAAGCTAACCAATTTGGAGCTAGTGCGTTTAATCAGGCTGCAATAGAAAACGCTCAACTAGCTTCTCAAGCTGGTCAATTTAGAGCGTCTGCATCTAATCAGGCCGCAATCCAGAATGCCCAAAACATCTCTCAAGCTAACCAATTTGGAGCCGGTGCCTTTAATCAGGCTGCAATTCAAAACGCTTTGCTTGGCTCTCAAGCTGGGCAATTTGGCGCATCTTCATTTAATCAAGCTGCATTGCAGAATGCTCAGAACATTTCTCAGGCCAACCAGTTTGGAGCTAGTGCGTTTAATCAGGCTCAGTTGCAAAACGCCTTGCTCGGCTCTCAAGCCAACCAGTTTGGTGCATCATCCGCCAATCAAGCTGCTTTACAAAACGCTCAAAACATTTCTCTGGCCAACCAATTCGAGGCATCATCCGCCAACCAAGCTGCAATCCAGAACGCTCAGAACATCTCCCAAGCCAACCAATTCGGGGCATTATCCGCTAATCAAGCAGCTATACAAAATGCTCAGAACATCTCCCAAGCCAATCAGTTTGGAGCTGGCGCACTAAACCAAGCTGCTTTGCAAAATGCGCTACTTGGCTCGCAGGCTGGGCAATTTGGCGCATCTGCCTTCAATCAGGCTCAATTACAGAACGCTCAGAACATCACTGGAGCCAATCAATTTGGTGCTGGGGCTCAAAATCAAGTATCCCTTGCCAATCAAGCGGCGTTTAATCAGGCAGGTCAATTCGGGGCTGGAGCCCAGAACCAAGCCAATCTTGCCAACCAAGCTGCGCTTAATCAAGCAGGTATGTTCCGAGCTGAGGCTGGCAATCAAAGCCAGCTTACAAATGCTCAGCTGCAAGCTCAGTATGCTATGGCCAATCAGGGCGCGGCCAATCAGTTCTCCCTAGCCAATCAAGCTGCGGGCATGGATGTTAATGCTCAGAACCGTTTGTTTGCCGCCAATCAGCAACAGCAGAACATCTCCAACCTTGGTCTAGTCGGACAAGCTGACTCGGCTACTGCTGAAGCTAACAGGGCTTATGCCCTCAACTTGGCTCAAGGCTATCGTAACGCGGCGTATGACCCAACGGCTATGTTGCTAGGTCAACAGAGCAATGCCGGTCAAGCCGCTGCTCAACAGCAAGGATATGCTCTGGACTTGGCTAAGACGTTTAACACCCCAACAACTTACAATCCAGACACGGGTATTAACTTGGCGTTGGCAAATCAGGCTAACATCACCAACCGGGACATTGCCCAGCAGTCCGCTGCTGCTCAATTGGCGGCTGCTAAGGCTGGTGCTTCTGCTACAAAAACTGCTGGTGTTGCGGGCGGTGCTGGCAACATTATTGGCGGTGTGCTTGCCGGTAAAATCTTTTTGGCTTGTATCCCAGAGGGCGAACTTATTGACACACCAGAAGGCCAAGTGGCCATCGAAGACATCCGTTCTGGTGATAGCGTTATTGGCTTCTCTGGTGAACCAGTTAAAGTGCTCATTAAACATGAGTATGTCGAAAACCCAGAAGCGGAACGCTTCCATCGTTTCTATCTCGATAATGGCAAAGACTTCTCTGTATGCGATATGCACCGCATTGAAGGCGAACGCTCGATGGACTACAATGTGGGGAATAGCTTTAAGGGCGGCGAAGTTGTTGAAGCCATCGCTGTCTATGGCGGCGTCAGCCGTTCCTATGACTTGTTGACGGAAGACATCGGCTATCGTATGTCTGGCGTAGCTGTTAACAGCATGATTGAAGAACTTGCCGCCTTCTCATCCACCTAAACTTTCTTAAACACAATGATTGGAAGCTCCGTAAATCCCGCCCTAGGTCGCATTGACTACTCCCCCATCACACAGGGGGCGCAATCTGCTGCACAAAGCATCCAAGCTGGTGGTCAAGCCTATGGAAATATGTTTGCCAACCTTGGCCAACAAATCGGTAGTGGCATCCAGCAATATCAAAAGAATAAAGAGGAGCGCGATTTTTTTGTTACAACCGTAACAAACAGAATTGGACAAGTTAAAAAAGCCTATGATGAATTTAAATTAAATCCCAATCTTTATGGCAAGGAATTTCCAGTTAAGGAAGATTTTTTTAAGAATCTTCCAATTGGTGATATTCCCAATATGCCGATAGGTAAGCTCAAGTCTCTTGCCAATGAATATGACGGAATCCTGCAAGACACGCGAGGTGCCTTAGCTAAGGCTAATGCTATTCGTTCAGCCGAAAGAGATATAAAATCTATTGCTGAAAATAAATTCTTTACAGATGCTTATTCTGCCGCTCAAAATGCGACGGTTCCAATGGGGGTTAGCACAACCGTTAAGACAAGCTATCAAACCCCAACACTGCAAGAGGGCCTCACCAATCTTTCTCGCCTTAACTATGGTAAAGCAGTAAAAGAGGGCGGTGTTATTTCTGGCGGTAAGTTCAATAGGCCCAATTTTAACTCAGTTCCGGAAAACATTAAGGATTTCATTAATGTTAACGCTAAGACGGGTGCCGCCGAACTCCTGACAGAAAGAATTGCTAACTTCAATAAAACCGCAGATCAAGCCATTAAGGTAAGGGACAATTATGGAACGATCCTTGAGCGAGGAACACGCCCAGACTTTAAGGTTGAGTCATTTGCTGGTGGTGTAGGCGGTGGATTTCGCAGAACACCAATTGAAAAGCCGCTTACAGAAGAAGAAAAGATTGCAACTAATAATCTTTACAGATCGTCGGAAACGCAAGTTGCTAGGATTCAGGAAACCCAAAGGGCCATTGATGAAGCGCGCAAGTTCGTTGAAAGAGACGCCAAGGGTGCAACTCCCGCTGAAATCAAGACCTATATCTCTAAAGACCCCAATCTCACTCCGTTGCAATTTGCATCGTTTGAGTTTGTTACAAAACCTGAGTTTCGCAATGCTACGGCTCAAGAGAAAACAGACAAGGTTCTTAATGAATATCTCAAACAAGGCGGTGAACTATCTCCTGATTTCTTGGCCAAAGTTAAGACTGCATTTAAGACTGATATTGAAAAGACTGATTTAGGTGGTGGCAAGGTAGCCATTACTTATGGCAACAGCCTTGTAGTTGTTGATACTAATAGAAAAAATGAACGTGTTCCGCTTGGGGAAATCAAAAAATTTGAGCAAGATAACTATCAAGCCCTTCTAAACAAAGCAGTTACCACCTATCCTTCTTGGGATAAGGTTCCAGATGACATTAGAGCACTTCTAGCTAGCTTAACAGATGTGTATGGCGGAAATGATAATTTTGGCATGAGAATGTCTCCAGTTGTTGCCTTCAATAATCGACGTGAAGCACTTCGCGGTCAACAAGCATCCCAGCCACAGAATCCAATTCTAAGCAAAGTTTCGGCCATGCCTCCCGGCTGGAGCACACGTTAAGCCATGCAAATTACATCTCCTTCTGGTCGGGTCTATCAATGGAACAAGCCCACTGAGCCAACCAAGGAAGATTACGATGCTTTGCAACGCTATGATGATTCATTAAGCAATGCAAAGCCTGAACAATCTGGCCTTGGTCAAACTGCTGCCGACATAGGCATTGAGGTAGGGCTTGGTATTGGTGGTCAAGTAGCCGGGGCTGCTCTTGCTCCGCTTACTGGCGGCGCGTCCATTCCTGTCCTTGGTGGTATAGGCGCGGGCATTGGTAATACACTTGTTCAAAAGGGCCAAATTCAGCGTGGTGAACGTCCCGACTTTTCATTTGGAGAACTAGCTTCTGCCATTGGGCTTGGTGCAATTCCCGGTGGTAAGGCTGCTCAAGCTGGCGGAAGTGTTTTAAAGAACATGGGTATGCGTGCAGCTCAAGGTGCCGGTGTGGCTGGGGCTGGAGAAATTGCTAAGGTTGCCATTGACGAAGGACGTTTGCCAACAGCAGAAGAGTTCACAAAAGCATTGGCTGGTGGCGCGGTTACAGGTGGTGCGCTGGGTGCCCTAGAACAGTCTCTTGCGACCCGTTTAACAAACAATCCGCTGTTTCGTGAGCAACGCATAGGGTCGCCAATAATTGATGCCTTAAAACGCATTGACGGTGAAAAGAACGCCATTGCTGAAGAAGGCCGAATTTTGGTGGCTGAATTGGAAAAGAAACTTGGAGGCGTTAAAGACGCCACTGTTCGTTCCGATCTTAACTTCAAGATAAAAAAAGTGCTGTCTGGGGAGCTCAATCAGACAAACATTCCAGAAGACTTTGCAAAGACGACAATGGCATTGCGTCAAACGATTGACGATGCCACGGGTCGCCTAAAAGAACTTGGCGTAGTTGAAAAGGGAGACGCCCTTTACAACACAATGACCAATAATGAGGGCAGCTATATCCGTCGCGCCTACAAAATCTTCGCTGTTCCGGGATGGAAACCAAGCGAAACATCTTTCAATAAGTGGGTTACGCAGAACGTTGAGAACGATATGCAGAATTGGACTGGTCTTAAGACCAACAAGCTGCTGTCTATCAAAGATGCCAACGACCAAATTGCTGCTCAGCGGGCTAAACTTACCCAGAAATACACCAATGCAGCCAATGAACTGCTGGATAGGGATAATGCCGCCGCCTTCTTAACAGAAGGGCGTGTTTCCACAAACTCTGGCATCTTCAAGAAACGCAAGAACATTGATGAAGCTACCCGTGAATTGCTTGGTCAGATTCAAGACCCTGTGTTTCTAGCTAGCGAAACGCTCAATCGCATGACCGCAACTGAGGCTACCTACAAGGGACTTAGCGAGGTTAAGCGTTTGGGATTGGCTTCTGGCATCTTTCGTGAGGGCGCATCGCTTCCGGGTGATGTAATGATTGCTCCTAAAGGCAATAAGCTCAACCCAATGAGCGGGCTCTACACTAGCCCGGAGTTCAAACAAGCGTTCGATCAGTATACAACCAACGATCTTGGCCCGATTATGAGCAAGATGAGCGGTCTTGCTACGCTGTCTAGCGCGGCTAAAATCCCAAAGACTCTTGGCTCCTTGAAGGGTTGGGCGTCTAATTTGTGGGGCGGCTCGCTAGACGTTATTGCTCAGGGACATTTTCCGCAAATGCTTAAGACCGGCAACTATGCTCAGGCTGCTCGAAATGCTGGCTATCAACTAGGGCTAATCAAGCCCGATGGTTCTATCGTAGCCAAAGAAGCGCATGATTTCTATAAGGGAATGCTGCGAGAAGGACTCATTCAACCCAACATTCAGTTTGCTGACTTCTTGAACACCTTTAAGATTGCGGAAGATCAAACAAAGAATCCGTTGGTTGCCAAAGCCATTAGCAAAACCAAGTCTGGCATTGGAACATTAGGTAAGTTCTATTCCATGCCCGAGTCTTCGGCTAAGGTTTTCAATCTGGCTGGTGAAATGAATGATTTGGCCAAGGCTTTTCCGTCCATGCCAAAGGACGAGCTGTTTAAGAAGGCCGCCGAACGTGTGCGTATGACTACGCAAGACTACGACAGCTTGCCACAGGCCATCCGTAACTTCTCTTCCGTTGGATTCCTAGACCCATTTGTTGCCTACACCGCTGACCGTTTCCGTGTTGTTTATAACACCTACAAGCTGGCCTTGCAGGACATCAATAGTGGCAATCCGGCATTGCGTAATGCTGGGATAAAGCGCATGACCGCAATAACCACAACACTGGGGGCTGCTGGTGCTCTTGGGTTGAATACAGATATTTCTAAAGAAGAAGAAGCGGCGGTAAGGAATCGGCTACCGGAATGGGACAAGGATTCTTTCATTAAGATTAACAAGGCGGACGACGGTTCATACACCTACACCAATCTTAACTACAACATCCCCCACACTTCCGCGATGGAGGCCGCGTTTGCTGCTCTCAACCAAGAAAACCCGCAGGATGCGATGAAGAAATTCATCTCTGTTGCAAGCAAGCAAGCGTTTGGCCAGAACCTTTTGCTCGCTCCGCTAACTGAAGTTTACACGGGTAAGACCGGCAGGGGGGTGCCAATTAGCAGTGAGAACGACCCAGACTACAAACAGTTTATCGACAAGTCTGCTTACTTTATTAACGAAGCATTTACACCACTTGTTATTAAAGAAATCAACAAGGGCTATCGCGCAATTAAAGCTGAAGAAACTGGCGTTAAACCCTCTAGCCCAAATGCCCCAAAGATTGAAGACATTCTGTTGTCCAATCTTGCCGGTATCCGCATTCAGCGTGTCAATCCAAGGGAGCAGATGAAGTTTCAGGCTGCTGGATTCTCCCGCGATTTGGTCAACGATCAAATTGCTTTTTCCTCCGAGAAGCGCAGAGCACTTGATGAAGGAGAAACGGCTAAAGCATTTGAGAGATTCTCTGGTCGCTACAAATCTACCTACGACAAGGTTACAAACGTTGTTAGCGATGCTCGCGTTCTTGGCCTTACAGACGACGAGATTGCTAAGACGCTCAAAGATGGAAGGGTGCCCACCGCCATTGCTCTTGGTGCAATTAACGGAACCTACGTTGCGCCTGAGCCTGACAACGAGAACTCACCCAAGATGCTTTACGAAAAGATTCAGGCATTACCAAAGGGTGATCAGGAGCGGGCGTTGCGTCAGCTCATTTCACAGAAGCCTGACATTGGTAAAAGTCTAGTGTCTCGATTTAGACAGGACGCTAGAAACGAAGCATTGAACATTGGTGAGGTGGACAAACTGCTCTTAGCTCAGTCCGCCGAGGACGGGGAGCGAGCCATGTTCATCAATCGTAAGCTGGCAACAATTCAGGAAGACTACAAGAAACAAATCTACCTGAATGACTTGCGTAAAAAGAAAATCCTAACCCCACAGGTTGAGGTTCAGATGATTGCTTACAGGTAGTTACTCAACCGGCTCCATCGCGCTAATTCCGTTCCCGCTCAGGTAGAATTGGAGGCCGCAATTAGCTCCGCCCACCACTTCACAATGAGCGGTTAGTTCTTTGTCCACGCTTAGCATCCTGAACTTGTAGTGTCTTGGTAGCTCCATGAGCCTCTTGTCGTCTAGCTGAACTAGCACTCCTACCTCTAGTGGTAGGTTCTTAAACCAATAGAGCGGGTCGTTGGGGGATAGGTTGTTCATAGATTAGCTCCCATCTGCACCTAGAAGCATTGCTGCTTTCACGGATGAACCCGACATTCAGTGCAGACAGGATATTGTAAGGGAGGCTCAAACTCCCATCTTCAGTTTGGCCCCCACCTCGTCAGGTGGGCAGCACTGAAATGTTATTCTTTACACCATTACAAAGGTTTTTTGGCGTAGCGATAGTAAGAGCCGCGTTTTCCGTCAACAACAACTCCCGCTTTCTTCTCAAGCGCACCTAGGGCAAGCCAAGCCTCAATTCGTGAGCGGGCTGTGCTTCTGGGGCATTTGTAGTTGTCCATGAAGTCTTGCATGGAAAACCATCCGTCCTTACGGGAAACGGTTTCTTCTGCCATTAGCTTGTCCATCTCACTCCAAGGGTTGGTTTTCATTAGTAGGTTTTTATGTTTGTGGGAGCGCGAAATTTACCGTTGATGCCTCGCACTTGAAAGATGGAGTAGCTTCCGTCGTCTTCTACCCAGCCATACACCCAGCCATGACTCCAGCGGAGTTTGCCGGTCTTACGGTTGGCGTAGCCGGGATTAAGGTCGCACAAACAGCCTATGCAGCGGGCTTCTTGGGGCTTTAGACCGGGGGTTTGATAGGACTCTATGCTGTGGCAGTGGCCGAAAACTACGTTCCCGTAAATGCGGGAGTGGGAGGCGCAGGCTGACATTCCCGTGTGGAAGCCATGCACTACGTTCAAATGGCCGATAGAAACAACCCCTAGGCGGCTATCGTAGGGGATTAGAGAGGCTTTGTTCCTCTTTGCCACTGCTTGTATGTCCTTCACCATTCTTTGCCCCAAATCGGCTTTAACGGCATCCGTGGACTCGGCTAAGTCGTATGCTCTTACGTCGTGGTTGCCCAACATTAGGGTGTTGTCCTTGCCTCCCTTGAAGAAAGAGTCGGCAAAATTTGCCCCCACATCAAAGTCGTCCCTCATACTTAAAGCCCTGTCTTCCTCTGAGGCTCCCTTACGAATGGCTCCAAAGTCCCATAGGTCGCCAGCTATGATACGTATCTCAGGGTTGAAGTCTTTGGTGAAGGCTAGGGCGGCGGCGCAAGCTTGAGGGTCCGCATGGTTGCCGTGGATGTCAGAGACAATGAGGAATTTCTTCATGTTATTTGAGTTTAGCAGCTTTGCGGACAAGCCTTTCCTCTGAGGTCTTGGTCGAATGACAGGCTACACAGATGGCTTGGTAGCCTTCCTTCTCCACGAACAAGCGTTCAATGAAGCTATCCCAGCTCACCCAGCCTTTGAGCGGGTCAACTACGGGATGGATGTGGTCAATCTTTATGTCCTTATTCCCTACGCTTTTTGAGCACAGGGAACAGGTGTAGGTGTTTCTAGCAGTGCGGGCATTTTTGCGGCACGTGAACTTAGGTGCCCAACGAGACGAAGCCCTACGCAACGCCGACGTAATGAAGCTCTTCTTGCGAGCCGCAGTCCATTGACCATTGCAATAGGCTTTCTCATTCATAGGTTAAAACAGACCCCGCCGCATGGAAGGGCCGGAAATTTCCAGCACCCTAAGCATCCATGCGCTGTGTTCAGGCTTTCGCAACCCATTGGGAAGCTATACTCCTGAGACTCGGCTTGCAATGGCACGGGGAAAATCATACGCCTTCTAAGGCGAAAACTAGGGCAATCTCTTTGCTCTGGGCGTCAGTAGAGCCAGACAGCCCGTTGTTCCATTCCCAACACCAAAGCTCCCCAAACTGCCACATCTTCAATCTATACCCCATGCTGGAAAGCAGGAAGGCTTTGGCACTGAGGATAGAGTAGGTGCGGGGTTCGTTCATGGTAGGTCCAAAACTTTTTGCCACGTCTCAACGTCGCACGGATGGCCTGCGTCGCTACGGTTTATTGCCGTTCTAATTTCTTCCCTTATTTGAAGCCTACTATGAGGGGCAAGGTTGGCCCACTGCTTGATGAGATGGTCTGCTACAATCCACGGTGCTGTGGTCATTCTTCCCAATGCGTAGCGAAAAGCAAAGACAAGAATGGTTTCTTCAGTTGGGTTCATGGCGTGCCTTTCATGGCCGCGTCGATGGCGTCACGGAATGTTTCTGGGTTGAATGATTCGGTGGCCGGATAATCAAACCATGTGTCGGAAACGGCCAACCAATCAAGCCGCGCTGTGTCAGCCTCGGCTTTCTCGGCGCGTTCGGCAAACTGTTTAAGTTTGTCGATGTAGGCTTCGAGTGACCGTAAGCTAGATTGTGCTACCGTCTCGCGTTCTACTTTCGCTTCGGCGAGCGCAGCCTCGGCCTTTTCGGCGCTGGTCATCCACGCTTTTGATGAATCGTAATACCCGCCGCTAACTTGTTTTAACCGCTCCACCTCGGCGCGGAGGTGGGCGAGTTCGCCAGCGGTGACAGCGTGCGCTGTCACGTCTGCCGCTGCTTGGCTTAGTAGCGAGTCGAGGTGTTGCAACCTTTCGCAATCGGCCTTAACGGCTTCGAATTCATTTTCTCTATCATTTCTGAATTTCTCCATAGCCTCAATAAGAGGCAGATGATCATAATCGCCACCCAACCATGCTTTGCGGGCTTGGCGGACCTCGGCGCGTAGGCTGATGAGTTCAGCCTCGGCTTTCTCGGCGCGGGCAATAGCAATCTCTTCGTTTGCCTCGGCAACATCGGTCATAATTGCCTCTGCCGCCGTTCGCACCCCTTTCAACCGCTCCACCTCGGCGCTGGCTACCGTGTGCATGTCGCACCAATGCTCTGCTCGAAGTTTCAACTCATCTATTCTGTCGGCAGCGATCTGGATGGAAGCGGTCTTGTTGGCCACCTCGGCGCGGAGGCGGCTCGCTTCGTTGGCGTTGTGCTCTCGTTGCTGTGACATCTCGGCGGCAACGGTTTTCCACCGTTCCACCTCGGCGCGGAGGCGGCTCGCTTCGTTGGCGTTGTGCTCGCGCTCCTGCGACATCGTGGCGGCAACGGTTTTCCACCGCTCCACTTCGTCGCGGAGGCGGGTGTTTTCGCCGATCAAATCGTCCGCGTGCTGCGAGTGGTGCTCCACCCAGTTTTGGGCAATGGCGAGTTCGCGTTCAAGAGTCTCGCACTCGTCGCGCATTTTGTTAGCAGCGTTACCGCTCCAAAATTGATTCAACTCGTCCTCAAAAGTTTTTGACCACGCGGCGTCGGTGCGTGGGGTTGGCGAGATGGCAGGCGTGCGGTGAACTAGATCGTGCAGCGGTTGGCCGCATGGATGGCCCATGATGATGCCAGTGGGTTGGTCGGGTGGGTTCATTTGTTAAAACTAGCTATTACTGTGTTGCCTAAGAACATTACTGCTGCGTTTATGTGTTTGCATCTGGTGCGTTGAGGGTTGCCGTATTCCACTACTTTCTTTGTTTTGTCCCATTCCTTCTGACAGCGAGTCATGAAGTCGGCGCAATTACAAGCTCCGTTTGGACAATTCTCGTCTAGGTCAATGGTGTATTTTACGTCCCTGTCGGCGGATTCGCATTCTATCTGCGAGCGTCCGATAAGTTCACACTTCATGGCCGGTGTCTGGAATGTAGTGTTCCAGCTCGTGAATGCGGGCAATGTTGAGGAGGGCAACAGAGCCCTTCTCTAGCCTTACAAGTGCGTTGTAAAGATCGGTGGGGTTCTCCGAATGGATGCAGTCCCCGAGCATGTGGTTGATTAGTTGGTCAATCTTTGGTTTCATAATAGGTAGCCTTGTTCCCTAGCCCAGCTAGGGTGATAGTGAATGTTGATGTGGCAGGAACGACAGGTTTGCAGCCATGTCGTTGTGTCGTTGGTCTTAGAGCCTCGGCCTTCTTTGTGATGGATGTCCGTGGCTGGTTGGTTGCATATGGCGCAGAAGGGCGATTCCTTCAGAAATATGCGCCTCAATTTGGTGTATTGTTTGTTTCTTGCCGATTGCTTTGAGCTTACTCGTTTAAGCCCCTTGCTCTTCTTCTTCTTCGGCAAGAAGTAGTTTACGCTACTCGTGGGTCGTAGTTGTTCTGTCGCCGCCATAGTCGTGTAAGGCACAGGAAATCCTTGTAAGACTCCATGAGTTGCGCCCCGTCATACTTCACTACGTCAATGCGTCCCGGTTCGGTCGTGGAGATGTAGATGTTCATGCAGAGAGCATCGGTGAAGAACAAGTCTTGGTAGTGCGCGATATAATAGGCCGCAAGTTGCATGGGGTGGGTTTCGCCGGGGAAGATTGGTTCCTCCAATTTCGTCCGCTTACTCTTCCAGTCCAAGATGCCTTTGCCGTAGGGACTCTCAAACACTACGTCCGTAGTCCCCGCGTAGCCTTGCGTAGCGTTCACAAGCACTGTCTCGGCCTTGACTACCTTGATGGACAGGCTTTCCAGCTTGGCGAATGCTGGTTCCACTAGCTCCGAAAGCATACAGCTACGCTCCTCATTCAGAGCCACTTCATGATCGAAGTAGTCTTGACCCTTCAACTTGCCCTCAATGGCCGCGTGAATGGTGGTGCCAAGATCGGCTGCGCCCATGCCGTCTTGCTTGGACTTCTCCAGCATATTTCGGACATACTCCCCCATTTCCTCGCCGGGGTGTGGAGGCATCTGGAAGCAAGTTTCGGCCACCTTGCTCATCTTCCAGCGTTCTAGGCCGGGGCTTGCCAACATCTTCGTGTAGGCTGTCACTGAGGGCAAGAGCTTCTGCTCCCGTGCGTCCTTTAAGTTAGTAGGACGGGTGGGGTTCTTGGCCCCCTTTTTGGTGGCCTGCGTGTGGCAGGCTTTGCCGTCTAGTGTGTAATAGTGTTCGCTCATGGTGTTTTGTTTTTATTTAGTTCTGCTGAGATTTCTTTGCTGAGAGCCGCAAGTTTTTGCAACTGCTCGTGGAGCACATCGACTCCCATTTCCTTTTTGTAAAGACCCGCAAATTCACAGGCTCCTAAGAGTCTGCCTAAAGAGTGGACCATTAGATAGTCGGTTTTGTTCATTTTTATTTAAATGACCGCGTATTTTCGCACGCCCACGGTCGGGCTCGGAGGGTCTGGTTTACGTCGATACCGGCGACAAATTAGTAGGGCTGCTCTTCAGATCGTTCGAGAAAGGGTACTGGTGTCGCCAAGTTTCCAGATTGAAGCTTCTGAGCCACGCGGATGAGCATGGAGGCGGTTTGCCAAACTGAGTTCTCGTCAATATGGACGCCGCTCGGAATGAGGATGTCCACGGCTTTATTAACCGCCATGCCTACCGTTACGCCCTCAATGCGCGGGCTTTGGGTGTATAGTGTTGGGGTGCCAGTAACGGTTGGGGTGGGCGCGAATTGGGTTGCCTCTCCTACTGGACTTATGATGGACTTATCGCCCAAAACCACTTGACCCTTGCCCTGATAGTCGTCGCCGCGCTTGATGCCCATGCCGCCGAATTTAACGAGCTTTCCCTCAAGCGGAGAAAGATCGCGGGAGAACGAGGTGGCGGAGACTTCTACGCCGTCCCCCGACAGGGTGGCTTTGTAGAAGGTTTTGCCTGTCTTAGTGCTCACGGCTTTGCAGCCGCTCACATTTGCTTGGAAGGTGCCGGAGAAGAAAGTTCCCGGTGCCGTGTTAGCTAGTTCTTGGAGTGTCTTATTCATTGTTTTTCAGGTTCTTGATTTCTTCGCAGATTCTACGAAAAGAGTTCTTGGCTTGCCATGTGGTCAATCCGAGTTCGGCGCACATTGCTTCGTAAGGGCAACCTTGGAGGCCGCGCCTGTATTCATACATCTCGTCACCGTCGATGATGTGGCCCACTTCAGGGCAATCCACAATCATGAAGTCGCCGTCGATATGGCAGTAGTCGGTGGGGAGAACAGTCTCCCCGATTCCTAGCAGTCGTGTGTTTTCTATATTTATATGCATCTGTTTAGGTTAAGTGGAATATCCACGTTGTTTCTTTATCTACCTTCAGAACGGAGTAAGGACGATTTATGGATTCGTGTCGAGCTATTTCTTCTTTTTTTTCTTCAACTTTTGCAAATGGTTTCTCCGTAGCTTTTTCTATTGTGATTTCGTTGCCGAAAAGATCGTATTGCTTCATGCTTGTTCCTCGAAAAACCAAGTGTGAGGCGCAAAATACTTGATGCGGCTGTATGCCAGTGGTCCGTCTCTGAGCTTCAGTTGGAGGAGTTCGTAGTCGTAGGTGGATTGCCCTAGTTCTTGGACGTTTCCAGTGTGAGATTTGCTTGGGCGATGGAGGGCAATGACTCGATGCGCGTCCTCCTCAATAGACCCAGCATCGCGGAAGTCGCTACGAGTTGGCGCACGATCTTCCCGTTCGTTAGAGCGGTTGAGTTGAGCCGCAACCATTAGCACGCATCCAAGGGTTTTGCGAAGTGGAATCATGGCCTTGGAGAGTTGACCCATCCGTTCGTATGCTGAGCCATCGGTGCCCCTGATTAGCCCGAGGTAGTCAATGATTACAAGCTGAGGCTTCCAAGAGGCCGCGAGCAGACGGCAACGAGATTCGATTTGGCCAACAGTCATATCCTTATCGAACACTCTCAAATGTTGCTCACCCAATCGCTTCAAAGCCTTGAAGTATTCCTGCTGCCGGTCGCTCATCTCCTGATTGATTTGGCGCAAGTTAATCTTGGCCCGCTGTCCTGCGATTTGTTTAACCACTGCCCCGGCTGAGGTTTCAAGGGTGAAGTAGGCTACCCGCAAGCCCCGGTTGAGATTGTGGCTGGCAATCTGAGACATGAACGAGGACTTGCCTATGGACGTTCTCGCCCCGACAACCACATATTCGTGCGCTTCCATAGGGCTAGAGAGCTTGTCGAAGCTGGGTAGGCCGGTAGTTACGAGGTCCCGGTTGTCCCTAGTCCCCGCAATTTCTTGTTCGGCCCAAATTTTAACCTCCGTAATGAGTTGGGTAAGGCTCGGAGCCTCGCTTTCTGTGGGCTTTAAATGGTTTTGTAGCCCCTCCACGAGTGTTGACACCTCCTCAGCCTTCCCGCCCCGTAAAACGCAAGCAATCGTGTCCTGAAGGGCAGGCTTGAGGGTGGCTAGCTGACCCTCCCATATCAGGCTTTTAAGGGCTTTGCGTCCCGTGACGGAGCTTTGGCACGCTTTTTCGGCGGCAAACAGCTCATCCGCAGGGCAATTGTCGCCCAAAGCTAGATAGACACTGTTACAATCGGTGAGTTGCGCCTTGCTTCTCAAGGCTACTAGCGTCTGCCAGAGGGTGCGGTGAGCTTGGCCGAACGCCGCGTTGCTTAGCCCCTGCGCTATGCCGTCGTCTATGAGTTCGGGACAGGCCAAACACGCCCCAATAAATATGGATTCTTTGTTCATTTCTTTATTTTATAGCTGATGTTATCTAACGTGGGTGAGTGGTTGTCCTTGTTCGCCTTCACCAACCGATCAACCGAGGGCAATGAAAGGCTGTGTATCTTACATAAATCCTTACGGCTAAGCCCCTTTCGCCAGTCTTGCACAACGGCTAACGCTTTTTCGGCATCAATTCTAGGCCTGTGACCATATTCCCGGCTCCCTCCCTGTGCAATTGGGTTGTTAGCAAATCGTAAATAGTATTTTGCCATCAGATGTCTGACGGATTCCATAGTTTCTGATATGTTCATTTTGTTTTATTTTGGTAGAGATAGTGTCTGGCTAGGTGGAGCGGTGCCCCATGATCCCGGCAGAGCTCTCTTAAGGTTTTCTGTGCCTTGAATAGGTCTGCCACCTTCATGGCCGCCCAGCCACGTTTCGTTGGCAATCTAATTCGATTCTTAATGACTGTTTCTTTAGGCATTAAGACGGTTTGGGCATTATCAATGCCTGTTTGTTGAGGTGTTATTTCTTGGTTCATGTTTAAATTAGGCGAAAAACCCCCTTTAAGGGGTTTCCCGCATTTTTGTTTCTTGTTTTGACGCCGCTACGCAATTCGCGGCTAGTAATAAGCTCCCCGGCAATAGACAAAAGGGGTTCCATAGGCGTTAGCCTCTTAAGTCCCGATTGCTGCTTCCTTAGTGTTTTAAGACCTAGTTTCGGTTTTTCGTGCTCCCCGTGTAATGAGCAAAATATGGGCTCCATGCTGCAATCCTCGATCCCCTTAAGTTGGATTGCAGACTTAATGAAAAAACCTAGCAATGCTGAGTGTGTCGCCGTTTAAGGCGTCTGGAGCAATTTGGCTGATACGCCCCCAGAACGGTGCGCTTCTTTTTCTGGGCAAAAAAGTGCCCCAAGGTGGAACAAGCACCAAGGGGCGTTCTTAGAAGATTCCGTCTCACTCAGACCGGAAAATAGAAAGTGTCCTTTAAGCTCTTGTTCAGCTACCTAACGAGGCCATTCTATCACACTTTAGTTGTCAAGCGGTTTTCCGGCCTCCTTTTCAAATTGTTCTGCCTCTTGGATGCAGCGTTCAATTTCCGTTTCTACCCATTCGTTGAGCGCGGCCTTATCCGTGATCGTCACGCCGGGGATCACCCCGTAGGGCAAGCAATAGCGTAGTATGCCGCAGAGTTGGCCGTTGTGGAACGGGTAGCAGATTTTGCGGGTGCCAATTACGGCGCGGAATTCGTTATTTGTGTTCATTTTCGTGTTATTTTACGTCCAAAACTTCACTGCCCTTGATTTCTGTTCCGGTGTTGTAAAACGTGTTTCCATAGAAACAACGGTCCGTCCATCCGCAGATGTAAAAATAAACAGCGGAATAGCATTTCAACCAATCCTTATTTGCCCTATCCTCTTTCATTAAAAGCCTCGTAACGCCGTCTTTTTCTTCAACAAAAAGCCAAGCGAGGGATTCGCCCAAACAACCGTGTTTGGCCTGTGCTTTTAAGGCTTCAACCATCAATTCGATATTTGCTCCGCTCGAATCAATCATTTCTATGGTGTCGGATTGATTGCTTTCCGTTTCAATTTGAGAAAGGCAACGCGGGTCTAGTGATTTGTGATAAGTTTTCATACGTTTTATTGTTATTTCTAAGCGATTTATGTTATTTGACTGAGTTTCTGCAATTTTTGATTATCTATCCCAGTGGTCTTCGTCCTCGTCGCGCCAAATGAGCCAAAAGAGGACAAATGGGGCGATAAGAACAAGGGCCAAACCGAGGCCGATGAGGTTGATAGCGGTCATAATGTCATTGATTGAGGTTTATCTGCCTTAATGGTCAAAGGATTACCAGTTACCGGAAGACGGAAAACGAAAGCCCCTTAGGGAGTGTCATACGTCTTGCCCCTTCGACTCATCCGACTTCTGAACGAGGTCGGCAATTCCGTTGACGATTTCTTCAACGGCTTGCTCGGCGGTTTCAAGGTCGGAAACCAAATCTTCGAGGTTTGAGATTGATTCGTCGGATGCGGTGGCCCGTTCGCTATCTTGCAAGCTTTCGGGAATGTTGTCGCGGCTTTCCTGTTCATCATCGCGCACCTGTTCGTAAGCCTCCCGAATCTCGGTTAACAAGTCCCAAAGCTTTTTCGCAGACTCAGACAATTCGGTTTCAAGGCGTTTTTCAAGAACGCGGATTTCGTTTCTACGTTTTTCATTCATAACTTTGTTTTTTTTGTGTTGGTTGTTTAACGGGAAGACGGAAAATAAACGCGCCCTCCCCGGCCATTGCGTGGTCAAATAAGGCGTCAAGGCTTTCCCCAATAGGGATTCCGTAGGCTTTACGCCACGCCTGAAGGCTCGCGAGGGTGCGAGGGTGGACTAGGCCCACAAGCCGCACTTTGGGCAGTCTGTAGGGCTTAGGCGTCATCGCAGGAGCCTCATGGCGAGGCATAGAATTAACGCGCCTATGCTTAAGAGGCAAAGCGCGGCATTTAAGATGAGTCGTGTCATTTTTTGAGTGTTCCAGTGTTCGCCTCTGCTAGATCGTCCCGCGTCCTATTGGACGCAAAAAGGAAATCCAACAGAGCGGAAATGAGGTAGTAGAAAAGCGATTTCATGCGATTGCCTCCTCTACGAGAAGCAGGCGAAATTCACCGCCCTTCCCATCATCACCCCAGACATCTTCGCGGCGTGCCCCCGCCTCATTGCGGTCAACAGCCGTGTGCTGGTGGCTTTCGCTCCGTTGGGCCACCCATATCAGAGCCTTATCGACATCTACACCGCTGGCTAGCGAAACCGTTACGATCTCGCCGTAATGGACGCTGCGGTGAATGGCATCATGGATATCGTGCGAATCGCTGGCGCTCATTGCACGCCCTCCGCTTTGGCTACCGTAGCTTTCGCAAAGTCAATTGCGGCCCCTTCCCAATCGTGTAAAGCCGCAAGCAAAAGGAAATCCCGTGCTACCTGTAGCAATTCAGGTGCGGACGCAATCAAACGGGCGTTTGCCTCACTTTGAGTTTTTGCGATAAATTCGCACGTTCTCACGCTTTCCCCCGCTGCAATAGTATAATCACCGAAACGGGTTTTGCTGTCAATGCGCCAAGGCCCCGGCGTGTGTGTGTGTGTGTGTGTGTTCATAGGTGTTCACCCCAAAGGCCCGCCCCCAACTAAGGGGAGCAGGCTTTTAACGGGGGTTTAAGTCTTAATCAGCAATTGCGGAAGAAATAGGTTTCGCCCTTGTGATCTTCCGTTAGGTAATCGTGCCGCAAGTTACAACCCCATGTCCGCTCCCAATCAATTGAAATCCATGTGGGGAAATCCTTTGGAACTGCTCCCGTTTCCTCTGCAATTGATTCGGCAAATGCCGCGCCGTCCGCGTAAATGCCAGCAAAAGCGTCTTGCGCCTCATCAAAACTCATTTTCTGCCCAATTGCAGCGCAATAAGCCGTGAGGATGTTCCGGTCTGACTCATCAAGGGCCAACCATTCCCAGAGGTCGCCGTCAATTGAAGATTCGTCCGCGTAGCCGTAGGGAATACCCTCTGAATCCTGAAACATAAATTCAGGATCGCTCTCGTCCTCGTGAAGTTCCGCACAAGCGGAAAGGAAAGCGTCCTTGTCTGAATAGTCTTCCAAGTCTAGCCAAGCTCCCTTGATGGAACCGGCGTTATATTTGCCATATGTCCCGACGTAAATGCGAATTGTTGCCGTTTCTGTTTTCATGTGTTTGTCTGTTTTCCTATCAATTGAGAGGGCAATCGCGCCCCCTTTCAGCCTGAAACCCCGCCTCTCCGGAGAGAAGGCAGGGCAAGGGGTTGGTTTGTGGGGGTGGTTAGGTGATACGGATAGGCATGATGACGCCTTTTGCCTCTCTAGATGCAGGATGAACGCCCTTGGTTGCCGTTGCCCTTACGGAAATGGCCTCGCCGGGGTTGAACGTCAAGATAACGCCCTCCGTCCCCATGGCCTGTGCCAATTCGTAAAGCAAAGCCGCATCTAAAGCCAGCGTAATTTTTCCTTCTTCCTTTGGCCAAACCTGACGCCAATTCGGAAACGTCTCTCTGCTTTCACGTGGATAGGTCGCGCCGTTCAAAAGTTTCGCGCTTCCGTTGCAGACTAAGTCAACGGAATCCGTCCGCTTGGCCAACTTGCGCCCCTCTTTCAATGCAGCCGTTGGCACATATCCGGCCACATCTTCCGGAGTGATTTCAACGGGAAGCTTCACCATGGCCGCCCCGTTAGTGGAAATGAGATTCGCTGTCCTCTCCGCGTCTATGTCCAAATACGGGAGAGTAATGGCCGCACGGGTGGCGTCACTACTAGCAACTTTTTCGACAAGGCAGTTTTTCGGGAGTTTCATAACTTTATTTATCTGTTTTCTCTGACTTTGTTTTGAGTCCGGCGAAGTGCCGGGTTTGCACCCCAAAACCCCGCCCCTTGAGAGGAGGCAGGGCAAGGGGTTGGTTTGTGGGGTGTTAGGCTCTGAAATCGGCAAGGGCGGAACGATAGGCCTTGTCCGCGTCGCTTGCGGCAATCCTAATTGATTCGGCGATTTCGTGGGCCGATTTGCCATCACGCGCCATCCTACTTGAGGAGAGCCAAAGTTGCCGCAGGATTTCCGCGTGCATGAATAGAAAGCAAGTTGCCTCGATCGTTGGTTTGATTTTGTCGTTCATGTGTGTGTGTGTGTGTGTGTTGGTTGCCTCAGCGTGATGCGTTGGCGATGTGGAGAGAGTGCGTGAGCGAGTGGGCGATTGCAAGTCTTTTTGTGAAAAAAGAATAGTGAGAGACGTAAGTAAAGCAATGGCAAATGGTTAAAATTCATTTCAGGCACTCAACGCGCGGCCTCTAATCCCTCACAACCTACTAAGAGAGCAAACAGAGAGCAGAGAGCCTATTCAAAGGGGAGAGCCTAGGCGCAGCCGATAGCCTGCAATCGCCCGCCACAATGCCTGCCTGAATCCATTCTCTCCCCTATACGCCAACCCCCTCACGCGTGCCCTTACCGCTCACCTGGTCGCTGAGATTCGGTCTCAATAGGCTATTCGGCTGAGACATGGCCTGTCTCACCCATCGTTTTGCCGTGATGGGTAGGACATCGACTGTCTCACCCTATGGCCTGCCGCCGATAGGTAGGACATACCTTGTCTCACCCCTGCTACTAGGTAGGGGGGGAGGGGGTTCGGGCTTGGGGGGGTGGCTTACTGTTAATTGGTCAGAACGCCCCCATAAAAAAATATTACAAATGGTCCCTCATGAAAGGAGGGAATATTGTAAAGGGTCCTTCCTAAAAGGAGAGACGGGAAAACATAGTTGAATAAGACATGGAAACATAGTTGAACAAATGGCTTGACAGAAATTTTGGGGGCTCAGTACAATCCATACGCAAGCGAGAGAATAACGATGAAAGACTTTTTTTCATTGTTTTTGTTTGGCTTTCTATGTCTAGATTCTTTTAAGTAGTAATAACGTAGTTGTATGAATGGCGAAAATATTAGTCCTGTCCTGTTGGCTTCCCTGGTGGACAGTGATTGTCGTACCCTAGAGGCGCGGGAGCCTACGAAGGCTATGCTGTGTTTGGAGCAACTAGCGGAGGGGAATACTTGGGAGGAGATTGCTGAGGCTACAGGCTTCTCGTTTAATCAGATTAGTAAGGTGAAGGCGCGGCATGAGGTGGCCATAGAGGTGAGACGGAAGCAGTTGGCGGCTGATGGGTTTGAGATGGCAGAGGGGCTAAGGTTGTTGGCTAAACAGAAGCTAGAGATGCTGGCTAACAACCCTGACGCTTTGGCTAAGGTGAACATTCGTGATCTGGTTCTTTCCTACGGGATAGCCGTGGATAAGGGTATGCAGGCTCTAGGGGAGAACAAGGTGGTGGTAGAGCACAAGGCCGGGAAGCCTAGCTTGGAGGATGCTATGAAGGCTATAGCAGATGCTAGGGCCGCGCTTCAGAAGGAGGCTGTTGATATATGATTTGGAGGAAACACGCCATTCTCGCGCCACCAACCAATGAGGAAATGGCGCAAATGCAGCCGGAAGTTCTGGCTAATATCTACGACATCTACCATCAGGCGATAGAGAACAGTGTGCGCGATCCTTACAGGTATGGTTTCAAACTACCCCACTGGAAGAAGGCAGAGGAGTTGTTAGAATCTTTCAATGAGATACTTGTGAGCGGCGGCAATAGATCGTCTAAGACGACTTGGGCAGCAACGGCGGTAGTTAAGGCTGCAATGGACAATCCCGGTAGTGTCATTATGTGCTTCGCGCAAAATGCAGACGTGTCTATTCGCCAGCAACAATGCGCCATATACGATGCTCTCCCTGAAGAGCTTAGAAAGAAAACCCTTAGTGCAGAAGAGAACATTAGCTACACGCGGAAGAATGGATTCTCTAAGAGTAGTTTGATTTTGCCGGGGACTAGGAGCCACATCATCTTCAAAACCTATGCTCAATTTCTTAACAACGATACTATTCTGGAAGGCGCGGAGCTGGGCAGTCGTGAACCGGTATGGCTCAATATTGGGGCTTGGTGTGATGAGTATCTTATTGGCCCTGAGCTACTACGCACTCTGCGTTTTCGATTGGCTACCCGTAACGCCAAGGTCATTGTTACGTTCACTCCGATTGACGGTTACACGGAGGTGGTTAGAGACTACCTTGAGAAAGCAAGAACTGTTGAGACCAAAACGGCGGAACTCCTTAATGACAGACCGGTTCCGTTTATTCAGCACGCTGCGAATGGCAATAGCGCAATCATTTATTTTCATTCAAAGGACAATCCGTTTGGCGGTTATGATCGTATTGCTCAGGATTTACAGGGCAGGGGCGAGGAAGAAATCCTAACGCGAGCCTACGGCGTTCCGACCAAGAGTGCGTCCACCCGCTTCCCTATGTTCTCGCGGGAAGTCAATGTCATACCACATGACAAGATACCGCGTGATAACGTAACACGCTACATGGTATTAGACCCGGCTGGGCGCAAGAACTGGTTCATGTGCTGGATAGCCGTAGATGAAAGCGAAACCTACTACGTCTATCGTGAGTGGCCTGATGTGAACGTGGGAGACTGGGCCAAGTGGCATGGAGGACGATGGATAGGAGGAGACGGAAGTAAGGGGCTTGGCTACGGCATTAAGAACTACGTTGACCTAATCATCGGGTCGGAGTCAGACGACAAGGAAGAGATATTAGATAGGCTCATTGACCCGCGCCTTGGAGCAGCCAAGTATCAATCACAGAACGGGGCGAGTTCTATAATTGAAGACTTGGCGGACAACGGACTGACATTCAATCCTGCCCCCGGTTTGGACATTGAGGACGGCATCCAAGCCATCCAAAGCAAGATGGCATACAATCGTAAGGCCAAGATGGATAGCCTCAACCGACCACGCTTCTATGTTTCAGAGAATTGCCAGAACATCATCACTGCCCTTCAGGAATACACGGGGGATGGAGGAACGGATGAAGCATGGAAAGACCCGATAGACGTTATCCGCTATGCGTGCATTGACGGCATACGCTGGATGGATAAGACAATACAACAACCAAAACGAAGGAGCGGATACTAATGGCTAAAGTAAAAATCATCACGCTGGCAGACAGGCTGGGCAAGACAGTTAATGAGCTGCTTAAAATTAAAGCGGCCAAGCTAAAAGAGGGGTTGCACTACTCCGGCTACGGAAAGAACACCTACCTCACCGAAGAAGCCGTAGAGTTAATTGAGCTATCGCTTGAAGCTCCGCTTGCTGTTCCAAACAAAATTAGGGCAACGGTGTTGATGGAAGCCCGCAATCCACGATGGGTTTACGCAAAGCTAGAGGGGCACGAAGGTAAGGTGCCTGTTGCAATCCCTCGCAAACTCCGTGGTAAGCTGTTGGGCAAACGAATAAATGTTGACGCAATTACAGACTCATCCGGTGGAACTACCTATCGCCATGAAATGCTTGGAGATTGATATTACATTGGACCGTAAGTGGCAGGACGAACAAATTGATCGTCTGTTGGGTTTTGAAATTTTGCAACGAACACTTCACGCTGAATACCAACCAATTGAAGCTGCTGTCCTAGCGGACAAGGTAGCAATTGATAAGGGTGCAGCCTATCGCATCATTCGCGCTATTGGACAAAATCTAAATGGAAAACGATAATCAAGAAGCACTTATTTACGTTCAGGATAAGCCAAATGTTATGGCTATCCGTAATGCGTATGAACGCACTACCACTGACCTCAATTTCTATTTCGACCAGTGTGCTGACGCCTATGACAACCGGCGCAACTTGTGGGCGGGAAAGTCCGAAGACTTACGCAAGGGCGGAAGTGATGCCTTCCCTTGGAAGGGCGCATCCGATCAGGAGGCTCATGTCATTGACGAGCGCATCAATCGTTATGTGGCAATGTTCATGTCTTCGCTTAACCGCGCTAACATTCGCGCCTATCCGGTTGAGTCTGGCGACATTGGCCGTGCCCGCGTTACTAGCGCGTTCCTAAAGTGGATGGTGGCTAGTTACATTCCTCAGTTTAAACGGCAGATGGAGCTTGGGGCCAACTACCTTCTTGAGCGTGGCATCATGATTACCTATGTGGGCTGGCAAAAGGAAGACCGCATCTTCAAACAGAAACTCACGCTAGATCAGCTTCAACAGGTTAGTCCTGATTTAGTTAAAGCCATCTTGGAAAAAAAGTCCGACGACCAACTGGTTGAGCTTTTGAAAGGTCAATTCAATGGAATGACCGAAAAGAAAGCCAAGCGTGCCCTAAATGATTTGCGTAAGACCGGCAACGCAGAGTTCCCCATCATTCGGCGCAGCGTAGATTGCCCAATGGTTCAGGCCATTGCTCCAGATGGAGATGTTTTATTTCCGTCTTACACCACCGACCCACAGAAAGTTCCCTATTGCTTCTGGCGCGTGTTGATGAGTGCTCAGCAGCTTAAAAATAAAATTGCAACAGAGGGTTGGGATGAGAGTTGGGTTGATTATGTAATTGAGAATTGCGGCGAAGAAGGCGACCCAATCAACAACAATAACAACAACACCAATTTCACTTACAAATCCACGACGTATGACGCCAGTGAGTTGTTTGAAGTGATTTATTGCTACCAACGCCTAGTCGATGAGGACAACGCGGAGGGTATCTATTGCACCGTTTTCCATAGAAACGTAATTGGTAAACAAAATGTAGAGGATTATGCAAAGCATGAGCTTCTGAATGGCTACGAAGACTATCCGTTTGTCGTAACAAAGATTAGCGAGGACAACAAACGTCTCTACGACCTTCAAAGTTTTGCTGATTTGCTCAAGGGCATCCAGTGGCAAACAAAGGTTGAGCGCGATAGCCGCACAGACCGCAACTCGCTTGCTACTCTTCCGTGGATTGAACATCCAATGGGCTTCCCGCCTAGCGATATTCGTCCCGGTGGCCTCCTTCCTTATCGTCGCCAAGGGGAAATTCGTTACGGCCCAACGCCACAATACAATCCCGGCTCGGTGGAGATGGAAAACACTCTGCTTACGCAAGCCGACAAGCTAATTGGTTTGGATGTTGGCAATCCATTGTCCACAATTCAGCAGCAGTATTTCGTGGATAAGTTCCTGACTCACGTTAAGGATGTTCTACGCCTGTCATACAAGTGCTATCAACGGTTTGGACCAGATCAAGTGTTCTTCCGCGTAACAGGCGTTTCCGACCCGCAAAAGTTTAGCAAGGGCGACCCTAACGAGAACTTTGACATCATCATCAACTACGACGTTCTGCATAACGACCCAGACAACGTGGAGACACAGCTCGGTCAGTTTGTCCAGTTGATGCAGCTTGATAGAAATGGCCGAATTGACGTTGATGCCTTGCTTGAAATTAGCGGCTCAGCCATCAATCCTGTTATTGCAGACGCTATTCTGCGGCCACGCGAGCAAGCTCAGGAGCAAGTGGTCAAACAGGTCACAGATGATTTGTCTAAGATTTACGCTGGCATTGAGGTGGGCGCACGTCCTAATGGTGCTCAAATTGCTATGCAGGTTCTTCAGCAATACAGCCAGCAGCCTGACGTTATGCAGCGTTTACAGCAGGATAAGGCATTTGCGGCACGCTTCCAAAAGTATGTTCAGCAATACCAGTTCCAAATGCAGCAAACTCAGAACGCTGAGATTGGTCGCATTGGCACAGCTCCCGCCGAAATGGGCGGAATGCAAACACAAGGTATGCAGCAAGCTCCAGCAGGTATGGCCCCCGGCCCACAACAATACTAATTCATGGACATTAAAAAACTAGAACAGCTTTCGCACAACGAAACCTTTGTTAATTTCCTTGAAGAAATTCACAGCACACGCGAAGCCCTCATTCAACAGCTTCATGACGTAAGTGCTGATAGGATTCAGCAGATTAGCGGACGTATTCTCCAATGCGACGAAATCCTCGTAGCTGGTGGCTTCAGCACCATCCAGCTGCGACGGATGGGGAGATAGTGGAGCCCCCGATAGGGATTGAACCTACGACAGCCAGTTTACAAAACTGGTGCTCTACCACTGAGCTACAAGGGCTTTTAATGTTTCTCTATGCCTAGCCGTAAAATAGCAAACAAAATCTTTGCTATGATGAACCCACGCAATCGCTGTGGCGTAAAGTCAGCGGAAAACAATAATATGTCTAATGTCGCACCGTCCGCCGCTGGGGACGATAAACCAACAGTGAGTAATGATAAGTCTAACATCACGATGAACGAATATGCTGTTCGTCGTTTGGGTGAGCTTAAAGCCAAGCCTCCGGCTCCTGTAACACAGAAGCAAGAGATTGTCGAAGAGCCCACTATTAAGGCCGCGCCAGCGGAAGAGGGAGATACTGAATCGCCAGACCCACAGGAAGGTGGCGAAGCTCAGGATTCAACCAACACCAAAGGCAAGGATGTTCTTTCACAACTTGACCTAACGGAATTGTCAGATGATGACATTGCCGAGCTTGCTCAAAAGGGTAAATCTGGTCTGCTTAAACGCATTGCGGAACTTACGGCCAAACGAAAAATGGCCGAGGAACGCATGGCGCAAATGGAGTCCTATCTCCAACAGCAGAGCAATAAAACCGCCCTTGAGCCAAAGGTTGAGAACAACCCCTACGAGCACATCAAAACTGCGGACGAACTCAGTAAACAATCTGAGCAAGTTAACGAAGTTATTGAGTGGGCTGAGGATGTTCTTGATAAAGCTGAGACTCTTGGATATGAGGATATTGCCGCCAGTGTGGATGGCAAAGACCTTACCAAAGCTGAGGTAAAAGATCATTTGCGTCGTGCCAGAAAAGCACGGGACAAATATCTTCCTGCCCAGCAAAAAGAGTTGAATGCCAAGGAACAGCGCAAGTCGCTACGTTTCGCCTTTCAGAACCAAGCTACAAGAGAGTTGGATTGGCTGTCTTCGCAAGAAGACAACGATGTTCGTCGCCAATACCAAGCAATGATGTCCGACCCACGCCTCAAAAACATTGAGGATGTGATGCCGGAAATTGCTCCTCAACTCCCATACCTGTTGGCGCACGCCGCTAACTCGTTGTATGGCCGAAAACTCATCAGTCTTGATAAACCCGGTCACAAGGTCAATCCGCCCGGTAGTCCCGATCTATATGCCGCACCTAATGAGCGGCCAGTAGTGAAGGGTGAAAAGGCTGTGAAAGATGCACGAACGCGCCTTATGGACTCAGGAAGCATAGGCGACTATATTGCCTTCCGCACCCTTCAAAAAACTAAACGCAAGTAAACTTTTAATAATATGGCCTTTTCTAATACCTACGATACAACTAATCCCGGTGCCGCTGTTTCTAACCGCGAAGACCTCACAGACGTTCTGACGATCCTCGCTCCCGAGGAGACACCAGTTCTTTCGTCCGCCTCTAAATCCAAAGCTACCGCTACCTACGTTGAGTGGACTGTCGATAGCCTTGCTGCCCCCACCACAACGGGCGTTGCAGAAGGTGCAGACGTTACCTCATTCACGGACAAATTCTCTAACCGCGCTCGCCTCGGTAACTATATCCAAAAGTTCCGCCGCGACTACATGGTTAGCGACTTGCAGAACGCTGTTGACAGCGTTGGTCCAGCAAAGATTGCTCAAGCTGAGGCAAAATCGGTTCGCGAAATCAAGCGCGACATCGAGGCTACTCTCTGCTCTAACAACGACCGTTCGATTGAGGACGGCGCGGGCACGCCATACGGCCTTCGTGGCCTTGGCAACTGGATCGCCTCTGCTGGCCCATCCGATGTTCCCGCTGCCTATCGCACCCCAGCGGGTTCGATTCAGGGCTCCGGCACAACCTTCACAGAAACCGTTTTCAATAACCTCATCACCAGCATCTTCCGCGTTACTGGCATGAGCAACGGTTTGACGCTTGTTGCCGACACATCGCTCCGTCGCGTTATCAGCGACTTCGCTCGCACCTCGGGTAGCTCGGACTACTCGGTTCGCAAAGTTAGCTATGATGGCGGCGAAGCCTCGATCAAGCTGTCGGTTGAACTCTACGAGTCCGACCACGGCATCGTGTCCATCGTCAACATGAATCCTGATTGCGCTCCAGATACGACCAACAAGGACACCGGCTACTTGGTTAATCCCGAGTATTACGGCATTGCTGAACTCATCCCAACTGGCTCGACCCGTCTCCCCAACCTTGGTGGTGGCGAACGCGGCTACGTTGATTGCGCCTTGACTCTCATCGTGAAACACCCCGGTGCTCACGGCAAGATCACTGCCCTCACATAATCCAACGAAAGGAATACCAATATGCCTAAACTCACAGTAAATGAAAGCGCGTTCGGGATGACCGACGAGCTTGTTATCGACTTCACAGCCTTCTCGGTTGCCAATGCTGGCACCTTGGCTGACAACGCAACCAAGACATTCACATACGCTATTCCAGCCGGAACTATGGTTACGGATGTCTCGGCCTATCTGGTGACTGCGTTCGACGACAGTGGCGGCGGCGATGAGCTGAACGTCATTGTTGGCGACGGCACGGACGATGATGGCTTTCTGACAACTGCGGCTCTGCACGTTGACCAGACAGAAATCACCTACGTTGCTGATACGGGTGCATACATCGACAATGAGAACGGCAAGGTTTACACCGTGGCCGACACCATTGATCTGAAGTTCACGCCTGACGTTTCTACCGGAACGCCATACTCGCTGAACGAACTCACCGCTGGTCAGGTGAAGTTTAAGTTCCGCTTGGTCAGTCTCGCCTAAGCCAACTTTTTAGTTGTGTTAAACTTGGCCACCTCTTAACTGGGGTGGCCAATTTCGTTTTGCATGAATATCATCAATACACCAAAAACCTATTCCAAAGAAGAAATTGATAACGAGCTTATCAACATCGTGAAAGAAAGTCTTGCGGAAGAAAAGGCAACGGAGTTTGAGCGCACTAACGTAGCTCGCGCACAAGCCTCTGTGATGAAAAACCACAAGAGCATTCCCGGCCTAGGAAAGTGCATAGGTGTTATGCCGGGACGTGAGTATTTTCGGCTTGTGAAGAAATACGGATACGAGACGGTTCACAGCAAAGATTTTATGCGATTCTTCAACAAGAAGATGCCTGAACTTTCTCCCAATAGAGTTTAATGAAAAACAAGTCATATTCCGAGTTGCTAGCACTTGTCCAAGCTCTTTCGGGCGTGGATGCATTCACTGTGCTTGAACAATCGAAAGTGTTGGCAATGGCCAATCGTCGCTTGTATGAGGCGTATGACTTTAGCCCAACATGGCCGCGTTACATCGTGGGCGCACAGGTGAGGCCTGCTACGGATAATGTTATTGCCCGAGAATACGATAATGTTGCTGGAGTTAGAACATCATCGTCTGCTTCGCGTAACGGGACAACGGTTACAATCGTTTGCACGGCTTCTATCAGTTTTGTTGCTGGTATGACTGTTGTTGTGTCAGGGCTCACTGGAACGGTTAGCCCTAACGGAACCCAGACAGTTGTAAGCATTGAAACAACCAACCTGAGTAACGACACATTTACTTACAGCCTTGCATCTGGAACAGGGGTTGAGACGTATAGCGGCACCGCCACCGTGTCCCCTGCGGCCATTGACGACATCTCGGACTACAACCGTATCTGGAACGCCAATCCTTTTGGCTCAAATCCATCCTACGAATACGACTTCTTTGTTGATAGCAATGGCGCGACAGTAATTAACAACGCGACAGGCAACCTTGGGTTTTGGGTTGGCTACAAAAAGGAATGGCCCGGTCCATACACCACCGCTTCAGTTGATATTCCACTAGAGTTCTTCCACTATGCAGCCCACGCTACCTATGCCGACTTCCTTCGTATGGACGGTCAGGTTGACAAGGCTATTGCCGAAGAACAAATTGCCATGAGCTACCTTATGCTAGAGTTGAGCAAGGCCCAGAATCAGCGCAATAACAACTTCTTGTTTCGCCGCATTTCTACCTACGTTTCAACACAATCACGCTAATGAATAACTCCCTTGTTGTTAATCTCTATCCGTCTCCAACCGGGGAGGCCGACGAACGCCTTGCTGTAAGCACAGCGGCAGTTGCTCTTACGAATGTCTGGTCTTCGTCCAAGACGAAATACATCCTGATTGATATTCAGGGTGATGATGTTATGGTAACTTTTGACGGTAGCACGCCAACTTCTACCAATGGCCATTTGTTTAAGAAGCTGACGCCTCCGTTTTTCTGGAATAAGAGCACGGCTCTTGCGGCTAAGTTTATTCGCGCTGCTTCTACGGATGCTTCGGTTCACGCAACCCCATTTACTGTCTAACCATGTCAAACTCACGCATAGTTAACGGTCCAATGCAGGTGCTTCCGGTTAGCGGAACATCTATGCGAACGCTTTCGGCTGGTGGAACAGCTACCAACTTTATTGTTGCAGCCCTTAATGTTAATACGAGCCATGTCTATTGGACGCTAGAAGGCGCAGATGTGCGTCTCACCATTGATGGCTCTACCCCCACTACTTCCGTTGGCCACATTTTCAAGGATGGTAACAGCGGCATTTGGAGCGCGGGCTGGGCAAAGAACGCCAAAGTCATTGCGGTTAGCGGAACGGGTGTGTTTACGATTAGCGAACTCAACTACATTTAACCATGTCCGGCATTTTTGACCAAATTATCAACTATTCCCCACCGCTGATTGTTAGCGGCACGGTCAATTACAAAGGGACATGGAATGCTTCGACAAACAATCCAACCTTAAACAACCCGCCTGCGGCTTCTACCAAAGGCGACTATTACGTTGTTAGCGCGGCTGGTACGCAGTTTAGCATTACGTTTGCAGTGGGCGACTGGATTATCAGCAACGGCACGGCTTGGGAAAAGGTGGATTTGACGGACGCTGTTTCTAGCGTGTTCGGGCGCACAGGCGCGGTAGTTGGGGTAAGCACCGACTATTCCGCTGTTGGCCTTACAAACACGGCTATTGGGGCAGCAAACCCATCTACAGGGGCTTTTACCACCCTGTCCTCCAGCAGCACAACAACGCTAAACGGCACCACTGTTCCAGCTTCTAAGACTTTGGTGGTAACGACAGACAAACTTTCGGCTTTAGCAGCTACAACTTCGGCAGAACTTGCCAGTGTAATTAGCAACGAAACGGGATCGGGCGCGCTTGTGTTTGCCACGTCTCCAACCCTCGTCACGCCAATCCTCGGCACGCCTCAGAGCGGCACGCTGACGAGCTGCACGGGCCTGCCCATCAGCACGGGCGTCTCTGGTCTCGGCACGGGCATCGCAACGGCTTTGGCGGTTAACACTGGCAGCGCGGGTGCTCCGGTGCTGTTCAACGGTGCGCTAGGCACGCCTAGCTCAGGCACGGTCACGAACCTGACGGGCACGGCGTCGATCAACATAAACGGCACGGTGGGTGCGACGACGCCGAACACGGGCGCGTTTACTACGCTGGCGGCGAGCGGGCTTATGAGCGGCGTAGATGCCCGCTGGACGACGGGCGGGAACACGCTCGACATTCAGGGTAATCCCGCAGCATTAGGCGTGCCTACAATCGGATTTCAAACCGCTGGCACGATCACGACGGGAAGCGCGTTTATTTACGGCAATTCCTCACGCGTCGTCCTCAACGGGCCGACAGCGGGAGAAGTAAGTTTGCGCGTCGCAAACAGCGTCATTGCAGTCGCGTCCGCCACCGGCCTCGCCGTGACGGGGGCGTTGAGCGCGACGGGTAACGTATCTTCAGGCGTTGGGCTGGGCGGGGCTAGTGGCCGCCACGTTATTGATATGCTTCAAGGAGGATACAGCGTTCCGGGCGACTACAACACGGCGGCAAACGGTGATAAATTTATTGCGTATCTTGGTGACTCTTATGACGCACGAATTGGCGTTGGTACATTTGCCGATATGTGGTTTAAGAGCGCGGGAAATGCTGCCGCAAGTTTTGGGTTTTATACCGGCGCTACTACATTGACAAAACGTGTGGACATCTCCTCCACCGGCCTCGCCGTGACAGGCGCGTTGTCGGCAACCGGAGAAATCGCCTCGTTTGGCTCCAGCGGAAACGCGAGCAACCGTCTGAAAGCGTCATACAATTCCGGCTCGGGTGTTGCGCTTTTTGGGCCAGACTCAAACGGCGGGACAACCTCGCTAAATATCGGCGTTTCAAATGCGGGAACCTATAACACCGTTTTGGGCATTAGCACGACCGGCCTCGCCGTGACCGGGGCGTTGTCGAGCACGGGAGCACTTGCCATCGGCAACACCGTCAACACCGTCAGCCCGACCTCGCCCAACCGAACAGTGACAATCGTAATCGGCGGCACAACCTACTATCTCGCAGCAAAAACTACCAACGACTAACATGACCAACGAACAAGCACTCCAGAACCTCTACGCAGCCGCCCGCCAAGCCCCATTAAAGGCCGACGACCACGATTTGCTACGCAAGTGCGCGGAGCAGTTGGCCGAGGCTCTAAAGCCCAAGGAAACGAAGGTCGAATGAGCGGGACTACCGACACGAACTGGCGCTCCTACGTTGGGCCGAAGGACAATGGACTCACGGTTGACTTAGCCGAGTGGCAGGCACCGCTTGACCCCGAAAACTACGACGATCTCGTAAAAGGCTCCAACGTGTCGAATCTCTGCGTGTCAGGTCTCACTATTCCAGCCTCGCGGGAGGACTCGATAGACTTCGTGCGCGGCAACGATTATGTCGTGCAGCATTGCATTGTTCAAGGTTCAATCACCGCCAAGGGGTCGATTGACGGGCTATCGCTCTACGGGTGCTCCATCAGCGGCACAATTGAGCTAGGCCAGTATGACAACTATTGGACCAAAGGCCGCGCTCCTACGCGCAACGTGTCCATCCTAGACTGCACCTCGCCGGATGGCTCACCTATTAGGGTGAAGCTCTGGGATGCGGAGATGCCGTTTATTGAAAGCACTAACGTAAAGGTGACGAAGATTCCAAAGTGGGTCTGGTTGCCATACTTCATGTTCCGTCGTCTCATTAACCCTAAAGTCGCCTAACGATGCTCGATCTTCTCACCAACGCACTAGGCGGCGGCGCACTCGGTGTTCTCCTTCGCATTGGCAATGGGTTCTTTGACAACTACAAAGCTGGTCAAGAGCACAAACGCGAGCTAGAGAAGGCCAAAGCTATGGCCGAAATTGCGGCTGATAAGGCTCAATGGGAAGCGTTTACCGCCAGCCAGAATGCGGCAATTGCACCTGTAAACACCGCACCTTGGGCGGCGAATGTTCTCACCCTCTTTCGTCCAGCCATCACCCTCCTTCTCCTTGTTCTAGTTACCATTGTCTTTTTCAACGTCCCAGATTTTGAACAAGCCGACATGGTGGACGAAGTGCAATTTGCGGCTTTTAATTGTGTAGGCTGGTGGTTTGGCGACAGAATGACCCGTAAGCGATGAACTCCTACGAGAAAGACATCCTTGTGGCCTCTACTCCAGCGGCAGCAGCATTGGGCCTAAGCCAAATTAACCATCTTATTGGTATTATTGGCGGTCTGGTGGGATTGGCCTACCTCATTTGGAAATGGCACAAGGAATACAAGAAGAATGAACCCTCGTAAGCTACCCTGTAACAGCCCTAGACGCGACATTAGCGGCGGAAAGAAGTCCGTAGTCCGCGCCTGTGCCAATGGGAAGTCCAAAGTGATACGCTTTGGGGACGCCAATATGTCCATCAAGAAGAGCGTTCCAGCCCGTAAAGCCTCCTATTGCGCCCGTTCTGGTGGCATCAAGGGCACCTCTAACAAACTCTCGGCCAACTACTGGAGCCGAAAAGCATGGTCGTGCTAATATCTTTTTATGAAAAACGAAAACTACAAGTCACGCAAGCAGATGATTAAGCACGAAAAGAAAGAGAACAAGAAGAAGGACTACGAGGGTTTTGGCAAAGCAGCCTACGGCAAACGTAAGTCTTGCTAATTATGCCTCTGACAAAAAAGGGCATGAAGATAAAGAAAGCCATGCTCAAAGAGTATGGCAAAAAACGCGGCGAAGCCGTGTTTTACGCTTCACGAAACAAGGGCACGATTACAGGCGTGGACTACAAGCGTCGCAAGGTATAATGGGCCAATGGCTCGTTATAACACTTTTGGCGAAAAAGACAGTCAGTTTAATGATGAGGTGGACATTGGATTCTCACGGATCAATGCCCGATTGCGCCCCGATCAATTAAAGTCTGGTGAGCTTGCTGTGTCCATCAATGGACGCATGGACATTGACGGTGCTTGGCAACCCCGAAAAGGGTCTAATGCTTTTGGTCCTCAGCTTGGTAATAGCGGTGAAGCGTTGATTGTTCCGTTCTACGTCTGGACCAACCGCACTATTAGTAGCGCAACTCGCAGCACAACGACGGTTACAATTACCACCTCCGTTGCTCATGGATTTACCACAAGCACACAAGTGGGTATTTCTGGGCTTACGGGAACAGTTAACCCCAACGGCAATCGCACGATTACTGTAACAGGCTCAACTACATTTACGTTCACCATTACAGGTGCTACGGGTAGCGAAACCTATTCGATTGGCGGAAGCAACTTTGCCGGGGCTCCTCTTCTGAGCAGCAACATTAACAATGCCTATGGCTCTTGCTTGTTCTCCGACCCATCGGATGACAATGACGAATACTTTATTTTGGCCCTCAATTCTAAAGCGATTGCGGTTAATTGCTCAACAGCGGTTCCAACCGACATTGCCTATCCATCTGGCATCACCATAACAGATGACGTTGAAATGATTCAGGCGTTCAACAAGGTGTTCATCTTTAGGGATGGGCTTACGGCTCTATCTTGGAATGGTGTTATTACGGGTAGCCCAGCATTCGTTAAGGTGGCAAACGGCACCTATGCCAACACAACGTATTACAATGCCAATAGCAATACAAGCATTGCAGATGGTGTTGTGACCGTAAGTGAGACGGCTCACGGTCTTTCCGTTGGTAAACGGATTTTTGTGGTGGATGCTAGCGCAACTTCCCTAGTAGAAAATGGGGCTGGTTACACTATTGCGTCTGTTCCTAACGCCAATACATTCACCTTCTTTGCCCAAGTTGCAGATCACGCAATTCACAAAGTAATTTATTCTGTGGCTCAATCACAAGGGCTTGGATTTGTTCATATGCCCGCGCCCCCGTGGGGAGTCTATCACCAGCGGCGCATCATTGCTCCCTACTACTACACCTCTACGGGAACATCTGGCAGTGAGGTTATTACTAGCCGCAACGTAAGGGATGAGTTGATATTCTCCGACATTTTTGATTCAGACACCTATGACCACATCCAAAATCAGTTCAAGGTTACGGCTGGCATTGCTGACTATTTGCAGTATGTCCACCCGTTCACCGACGACAATGCTGTGGTTCTCAATCGCAATAGCATTCATCTTCTTAGCGGACTTTCAGGTAGCCTGACGGACATTACGCTCAAAGAAATTACACGCGAAGCTGGGCTTGTGGCCCGTCGTTCCGTTGTAACCATTGCCAATCAGATCTTCTTCCTTTCAGACAACGGTGTTTACGCAACAGCCTTCGGCGACCTCTATAATCTTCGCGGAGCAGGACTACCCTTGTCTGACCCAATTGACCCAATCATTCGCCAAATTAACAAGGCGTATGCTGATAAGTCGGTAGCTATCTACCACAACAATCGCTATTACATTGCTGTTCCGTTAAACGCCTCCATCTACAACAATGCCATATTGGTTTACAACTTACTCAATCAAGGTTGGGAAAGCATTGATTTGATTGAACAGGAGGGTTGGGACGTAGCCAACTTTATTACCTCTAGTGCTGGTGGCGTTAATAGACTCTTTGCCATTAACCGATTTGGCGGCATCAATGAGGTGGAGTCCCGCGTTGATGACGTAGATAACATCTACACGTTCCCCGGCCTCCCATCCAAATTCTTCCACGTTGAATCAGAAGCGTTAACCCGTGAGTTTACATTCCAAAGCCCAGAACGTAAGAAGTTCAACAGCTTTGAAATTCATACGGAATCTAGTGAAACCAACAACTCTGATGCACTAATTGAAGGTGTGTCTGAGAATTTAGATAGTGAATTTGAGCTTGGCACCGTATCTGGCATTCTTGGTGAAGTTCTATCCGTTGGTGAAGACGCATCCCTGCGTGGTAGAATTGGCAACATTCGGGCTTACGGAATGCAACTTAGATATACTCCGACTGCTGGACGACCCAAGTTGCGCTTAGTAAAGCTCACAGCATCACCCACCTTCAGAGCATTAACACAAGCCTCATAACATGGCAATTCTATCCAAAGGAGCAACGATTGTTGCCGACACGCAAGTTAGTGCAACCAACCTCAATAACTTGGTGGATGCAGCTACGTTTGTATCTGGTGCGGTTGACGGCACTACTACTCAACTTTCAGGTGGAGCCATCATTGTTAAAGACGCTGGCATTACCCCAGCCAAACTAAGCACGGGTGGTCCTAGCTGGACAAGTGGTGGAACGGTGTCTGCCACAGCATTCTCTGGTCCCCTTACGGGAGCTGTAACAGGTAATGTAACGGGTAATGTAACAGGTAACTCTTCAACGGCAACGGCTTTTGCAACTGCGCGAACCATCTCAATTACTGGTGATCTTGCCTACACCTCGCCAAGTTTTGATGGCACAGGTAACGTAACGGCGGCAGGAACATTAGCAACTGTTGCTTCTGCTGGAACAACAGGAGGCTCCACCGCGATTCCAGTAATTACGATTAACGCCAAGGGACTAACAACTTCTATCACCACTGCGGCTGTCATTGCCCCGGCTGGCACATTAAGTGGCGCAACCTTGGCTTCAGGCGTAACGGCCTCAAGCCTGACAAGTGTTGGCACACTTGGTAGCCTCACCGTCACCAACCCTATTGTGGGCTCAGTTACGGGGTCTAGTGGTAGCACAACGGGCAATGCTGCTACGGCCACCAAGATAGCAAGCATTACCAATTCCGACATTGTTCAACTGACAGCAAGCCAGACGTTAACAAACAAGACGTTAACCTCACCAACTATCACAGGAACGGGAGCTATTGCCGGAAACTTTACAGGTCCAATTACAGGTAATATCATTGCCAGCATTGCCAACATTACGCTGCTTGATTTGGTTCCTGAATTTGGCTATGCCACAAGCGGCACCATCACCCTCAATCTTTCGGCTGCAAGTAACGCCAAAATTGAACTGAGCGGTAATAGCACTTTTGCGCTTTCTGGCATTGATAGCGGCCAAGTAAACATTGTGGCCCTAAAGAATAATACAGGCGGAACTATTACGACTACTTGGCCAGCTTGGACTTCTGCTGGTGGTAGTTTCCCTGCCTCCCTAACATCTGGGCAAGCAATGGTTGTTTCCCTCTATTCC